AATAAGCACCCGATTGCTCGAGTGCTTTTGGCGGAGATGGAGAGATTTGAACTCTTAACAAATGCAGTATTTAAGCCATAAAACGGCTTACTGTGTAAAATCTGTGCAATGCGTTGAAATTCTGTTGCTTTTAGTAGTTGTTTTCAAAGTATGTATTCAGCTTATTAAGTGCCTCTGTTTTGTGCTTTTGTGTAAGGTGAGTGTAGATGTCTGATGTAGTGGAATATTGAGCGTGACCTAAAATTTCCTGAACATCCTTTATGTTCAGATTAGCCTCAAAACAGATTGTAGCAAAGCCGTGTCGGGCAATGTGGGGAGTAAGCTCGTCAAGGCCTGTGGCAGTCTGATAGTCTTTCCAAAGTTTATCAAAGCGAGACTGTGTGTAATATTCGCCGTCACAATTAAAGACAATTTCATTTTTCTCGCCCTTGATTTTAAGTAACTCTGTTTCAAGACCTTTTGTAAGCAGTACATCACGCTTGCCTGCCTCTGTCTTCGGCTCTTTTATGTGTGGTGCATTGTTTACATGATACAATGATTTTGTGATATGTATTATATGGTTTTCAAAGTCTATGTCGCTCCATTTAAGAGCCAATGCCTCGCCTCGTCTGACACCTGTATTGAGAAAGAAAAACGCAAGCAATCCTCCCGGGGCAGAGATTGAATTTTTGATAATCTCGATTTCCTCGTATGTTGGGGCTCTGCGGTGCGTTCTTTTAAGATTCTTGCTTATTTGTATGTATTGGCAAGGATTGTTTGTTATATATTCATTTTGTGCGGCATAAGTGAAAATAAGGCTAAGTACGGATGCGTATGCTTTAACGGTTTTATATGCCCAAGATTTAGGAAACTTTGCTATGTAGCGGTTGATTTCACGAAGTCCGATGTTTGTTATAGGCTCATCGCCAAAATAGTCAACAGCCCGTTCTGCTCGTGGCTTGTATGCCTTGACAGAACCTTGGGCAAGAGCTTCAAACGCATGGGCTTCCCATTCTTCCACAACATCAGAGAACGGCATACCTGACTTAGTTTGCTCACTTTCGGGATTATAAGCAAAAATTTTCTTTTCGAGTTCTTTTTCAGTTCTTGCTCTGAATATGTGTCTTTTGCCGTCATAGACGATTGATTTTTCATAAAGCCCGTCAGGCCTGCGGTAGTATTTTTGATTTGCAGATTTAGAACCGCACCAAGGGCAGAATTTAAAATCAGACTGCAAAGTCTTTTTGCATCTCTTGCATTTCATAAAAAACACCTCTGTATTCATTTTTTATTGACACAAAGGCTAATTTATCTTATAATAATTAAAGACTTTCCACAGTCTTGTATGGCCTTTGCGTCGTACACCGCTCTATCCTGTTGGCGCAGGGTAGGGCGGATTTTTTATTGCTTATGTACGGAGGCTTGTGGTGGGTTTGGGGCATTTTTAAATAACCCTTTATATATATAATATTTTTATTTTTCTTATACGAAAGGTTATAAAACCCCTCAAACCCTCCTCAAGCCACCACACTAACATTACTGCAAAATGTAAACTCGAGTAAACATTTTCGCTTTGTCATTCCGATTTGTCCAAACGTTTGGACATTTTCGCTGACTTATTTTGTTTACTCGAGTAAACATTTTCGCTTTACCACCCAAAAATGGGAAATTGATTTCCTATTTTAGGGCGGATTTTTTATTCTAATAAATGTTACTGTAAAACCCTACGGCTTCGCCGAGGATACGGACTTTGTTCATTTCTTCTTCCTCTGTTGATCAAGTTTATTTAATTCGGACTTTGATAAGGGTTTATCAAGTTCGGGATAATATGTATTAAATGATATTGCGCTGTTACATTTTGGACATCTAATGTTTAGTAAGTCTTTTGGTATAGTCGACATTGCTGGGTATTTCTTAGATTTTCCACTTATGGAATAAACTTTTCCATTACCGTTTCTTTTACAACCATATTTAGAACAATAATCGCAAGTTTTTGATGTGAACATTATAAATGTGTCGTTTTTATATTTTTTATAGTCATTCAAAACATACTCTATTGTGTTTGGCTGTATATTATTATTAACTTTAAATCTATCAAGAAATCCCATATAAATTCTCCTTATCAAATAGCATTAGCCTCAAGCTCGTTATGTACAACAGGCTCATAATCATAAAAATGCTCGGATGTAATGTGCTTTAATTCGTGCTTAGCGGCTTTCTGTTGAGTATCATAGCTAAGCAGAATATTAATATATACATTGTAATTGCCGTCCTCATCTAAGACCGTTACGCCTCGTACGGTCAGCGGCAATTCTAAACCTCTAATAAAAATTTCTCCCAAAGCTATTCATCCTTTTTTAATGCTTCAATAATTCTGACTGCTTTTTCCACATCTTCTTTTGTAGCACCCTTAGTAAGACTAAATAACATTCTTAGTTCACTTCTGTTCTTGAGCTCCTCGAGGTATTCTTGGAGTTCAATGTCATCAGTCATTTTTGATGTTTCGTGTTCCTCTGTCAAATCAGATTTAAGAATACCAAAATAGTCAGCCAAAAGTTGCATTTTGTCAACACGAGGGTATTTCTTTCCGTTTGCCCAATCAGAAACAGTCGAAGCCGTTAAATTCAGGTCCGTTACAAGATCCGATTGGGTTTTATTGTTAGTAGTCATATAATAGTTTAAATTCTTTGCAAAAATTTTTTTGTTAAGCTCACTATTATCGCTCATTAGATCACCTACTTTTATGTTATATTTGCATTATACACTAAAAGCGTAAAAAATTCAAGATATTTTTAAAAATATTTCGCTTTTTGCTTGACATTACGCTTTTAGCGTGATATTATATATGTGTACCAAGGAGGTGAGGCAAATGGAATATCCTAAAATCACGTTAAAAGCTGCAAGGGTAAACGCTGGTTTATCTCAAAAAGAAGCAGCTGATATGCTTAATATTAGCAAGGAAACTCTTTCTAACTACGAAAAAGGAACATATTCGCCAAGTTGGGATATGGTGCATAGAATAGGTGAACTATATAGATTTCCTGTTGACTTTATTTTTTTTGGAAAAGATTTACGCTTAAAGCGTATTACTTGATTTCTGTTATTTATCTTACAATCCAGTATAGCAAATCAGCTGTACAATAAGCAGGACTTTGCTGACACACAGAAAACAGCGTGAGGAGGTGAGGAGATGCGGAACGATACTCTATCAATCATATTAGTTGTATTATCGATAGTATTGCTGATATGTTGCACGATCGTTCAAAATATTAATCAGAACACAATTAATAAACAAAAGGATACTATAGCCATTATGCAGGATACTATAGCCATTATGCAGGATACTATAGACACTCAAAAAGGCACTATAGCTACTATGCAGGAAATTATAGATATTCTTGAAGAAAGCAGGTGAAGAAAAGACGGAAGTAATAATAATTTTAGGACTGCTAATGCTTTGCACAGCTTTTGTTTCAGCAGTATTAGCAATAAAAATAGTAGCTGCCCATTTGTATAAAACAATAGACAGCTACCTTGATAAGCACGACGCTCAAATTATGGATCTGATTAAGTGGGCAAAGGACGAAGACAAACATCAATGAATGCTTGTCCAAATTAAACGAAATTCTATGGCAAAATAGCAGTAGGAGGTGAGAAGATGAACGAGCTTGAATATGAAAAAAAGCAACACCACTATTGGCATACAGCATTTTGCATAGCAGTGTCGCTTTTGTCTGCAACTTGGGCAGGTATTATATTTTGGGTTTTAGTTCCGTAGGGAAGGTGAAAAAATGTGTTTGAAATATATTTATTAGGAATTATCGGGATTGCACTTGAAATAACTGCTTTGGTTTATACATTTGCATACAAAAATTCAAAGTATGTCATATCAATGTTAATGCACATACTTGGAACAGTTTGCTGCTTATTGCATTTGTGCTTTATTCTACTTTTCTGGGGACTCTAACACTATATTTCTTAGCAATAATCTTTACAAAATCTTCTAAAGTTTCTCTTGTTTCATCGTAACAAAGATTAGCTATGCCGTTATTTATGCTGTCAATATAATTCCATTCTGATTCATCAATGTATAAATATATTTCCGTGGCACATTTACCAAAATCTGTTTTTGAAGTGTTGTTGTGGTGATACACAACGGCACCTGCACTTGCTATATATGATTCTATAACTTCGGTTCTATGCTTGACATAGAATTCATTGTTTTCTTTTACATTTTCCGAACGCATTGTCAACTCTTTTTCCTTAATTGAGTAATGACCGTTTATTATAGCGGTAACTATCGGAGAAACAATGGAAAGCAAGAGTGCCGAGATAGAAACAATTAGAGCAATGGTACTATCCAATCTTTACACCTCCTTTCATGTTTAAATCATAGCACTAAAAGAGGTGTAAGGCAATTAAATAAAAAAAAAGAGGTGAGAAGATGAAAAAAGAAGACAGAGATAAGGTTATAAATGCTTTATCAGAATTTGTTGTAAGGGTAGCAAAAGGAGAAGCGACCTCTATAGCAGAAGTTGCTGTTCTGCCTGAGGTCGCCAAGGTTTTGTTAGTCTTTGAGGGCTGAGTTTTGAAGTGCTTCATTTATGCCTTTAAAGAGTTCAGTATAGAATTTAGCCACTTCTTCGCCGTTATCACCGCAGGGAGACATATCAGAACTGTTAGCCTTTGCAACTGCAATTTCTTTGGCATACAATGCCGCAATTTTTGCAATTGAGTCTTCTCTCATAATTTCACCTCGCTTTCTGTATATGGTTAGTGAATTGGGGTTCACCACTAAATATAGTATAACATAAAAAGGTCGTGAAATCAATGCACATTAAAGAATTTAGTATAATTTTGAGAGAAAACAGAAAACAAAGAGGAATTTCGCAAAGCGAACTCGCTAAAAAAGCAGGCTTTACAAAAAGAGCTATCCAATACTGGGAGAAAGGAGAAAAAAGCATTTCACTTGAAAACGCTGATAAGTTGTTTAAGGCGTTAGGCGTACAGATTACTATTGGAACTCAATAACAACTCGTAATCGAGTTTAATTTTAAGGAGGAAACAAAATGTTAAATAACAAAGGACAGATTGTCATTTTCGCAGACAAAGCCACATCAGGCTCAAATGTAGTATCTGCGTGTGTATCAGATGAAACCGCAAAGGCTCTTAACGAACTTTGCGAGAAGTCCGGAAAGAAGATGTCGAGCCTTGTTTGCACTCTGATTGAGGACGCTATCAGCTTAGTTACGATTGTGGGGGAGTAATATGCCGCGAGAAAAAACTTTGTTTAGAGACAACCTCGACAGGTTAGACGTTGCGTTTCCGGATAAGGAAGTTTTGCAGTATCGGGACATTGCAAAGTATCTCGGAAAAAGTTGCGTTACTGTTAAGCGACACTTTCAAAAAGACTATAACAAGAAACTCGGCGGAATCAGCAAGGCAGTCCTTGCAAGTATTTTGAGCTGATTAAGGAGAAGAATTACAATGACACTTAGACACATTAAAACAAAACGCAGTCTTAAGGACGAGAACAAGCACTTACATAGCTTAGTCAAGCACTTGCAGATTGAGCTTGAGAACGCAAGGCTTGACATTAGCATTAAGAATGACGTAATCAGCGGTTACAAAAACGAAAACATAAGGCTTAGACAACGCATTAACAGTATGTATGCATATGATGTTTTCGGGGAGGAGGTGAAGAAATGAGCAATAAAAAAAGTGCCTGTGACACCGCGAATGCCACAAGCACAAAGAACAATAAGCCTAATTCAATTATATCCTCTGCAACAAAAAAAATCAAGTTGTGCAACGAAAAAAATCTTAAAGACCGTAAATCTAAAGCAATTCTTGAGCCGGTAAAGAAAATGCTCTGCGAATTTTTAGAGCAGAACGAGGAATTTGCAAGAGCCGTTATGGCTGCAGAGAACCTTGAAAACCTGATTGACGAAGTGGGAAAGAAGCTCCCCGCTGCAGTTTCCGACCTTGATGTGTATCAGCAGATTGTCGGTAAGATTTTTCCCGGAGCAAAGGTTACTTTCGCAATGCAGATACATATGTCCGAGTATGAGCTTGAAGAGCCTGATGTAGCAGAGCAGAAGACGGATCCGGTTACTCTTGACCTCGGCAATCTTATAGATTGGTAGGTGTCGGTATGATTAAAAATCCCGAATACCTGCTCGAGAATATTCCTGATATTACAGTTGAAAACGAAGAGCAAATAGTGCAGTATTTTCCACAGTATGCCTTTTATGAAAATAAAGGCAGGGACAGATGTGATTGCTTTTGTACAAGCTGTCGTTGCTGGCATCTTAATGAGCCGTTCGGTCTTGCACATAATCAAATTCACATATGCAACCATTGTGGTGAGACCGTCAAAGCAAAGGCTTTGCATTACGGCAGAAAGAAACTTGAAAGAAGTCGCAAGTTTGGTTTTTGCTTTGCCGTTGACGGCAGACTGTACATCAGATTTGTAACGGTTTATCAGAGATTTTCGGAAGATATTTACAACGAAAATCCTGTCGAAATGATGCCGCAATATTTTTTTTCAAATGAATATCTGTATGTATATGAACAACACGCAATGCAAAGATTTGCATACAAGTGGTACGGCAAAACATTTTATCCGATGAAAACAGACGGAATTATTCCTTCTGCTTCACAGGGCTTAGCGTGGTATTGGGGTCCGTCAGAAAAAACCTTGTATTCAGGCTGGGATTCAACCATACTTTTAAATCTTGATGTAATAGCTGATACGGATCTTAGATATTCGTGTGCGGATGAGCTTTCAGATAGGTACACAGTTCACGAAATCTTAAAGTGGCTTAATTTATATGTCCGACACAACAATGCAGAGTATTTGATTAAAGGCGGATTTGATAGGATTGCAGACCTATTGATGAACGGTCAGCTAAAGCTAAACAAAATCCATTGGAAAGAAAACAATCTGCTTAAAATGCTTGGGTGTCGCAAGACGGATATACACAGCTTTGCCGAATATGACACAAACGAAATTGAGCTTTACCGCAGCATTATTAAAGAAGAACCGAACATTCAGAACGCAAGCGGTTTTGTAAGCAGTCTGTCAAAGTTTGGGACTTTTGCCGTTAACGAAATTCACGATGCCGGTGTTAAATACAGGCAGATTTTGAAGTACGGCAAGAATCATCAGAGAGTAATGCTGTGGAAGGATTATCTCGACAACTGCAAAAGACTTCCCGAGGGAATTGAAGAGCTGATGCCTGCTCATCTTGAACAGGCTCACGACAGAGCCGTTGAAAAGGTTGCTTATTACACAAATAAGGCTGAAGCGGAAATGATAGCTAAGAGGACAAAAACTCTTAAGCCTCTGTTGATGGACACGCAAAATCTTGTAATGCTTGCGCCTGAAACAGGCGAAGAAATTATTTCAGAGGGAAAAATTCTTAAGCATTGCGTCGGCGGATATGTAAGACGGCACGCAAGAGGTGACACAGTAATCCTGTTTATTCGGCATAAAGCGTCACCGTCAATTCCTTACTTCACGATTGAAGTAAATCCCAAAAGCCTGACGATAGTGCAATGTCACGGCTACAAAAACGAACGAGAGTCGAATTATAAAAAGCCACCCGAAATTGTTGAATTTGAACAGCAATATACTAAATTTTTGGAGGATATAAAAAATGTCAGAAATAACAGTAAGCGAACAGCATAAGCAGGCAATTGAACTGCATCAGAAAATTCTTGTAAGTGCAAACCTTGCACAACAGAACATATGGGATATGTGCAACGGACTCAAGACTATGCGTGACAACAAGCTGTATAAGGAGCTTGGCTACACGAATTTTGAGGAGTACTGCGAGAATGAAGTAGGTATGAAACGCAGAAATGTTTATAACTATATTTCTATTGTAGAAAAAATAAACGCTGAAAATGTGCAATCGATTGCACAAATCGGAATGACAAAGCTATCACTTCTTGCCACAATCAGCGAACCCGAACAGGCAGAAATCGCCGAAAAACTTGACATTGAAAACACAACGGTCAAGCAGTTAAAAGCTGAAATCGAAAAGCTGAAAGACGAAAAGCAGGAGGCAACCGACAAGAGCATTGACTATTGCAGACAGCTCAATAACACTAAGAAAGACGCTGACTATTACAAGCAACAGGCGGACACTTCAAAAGAAATCTGCCGCAATATTGAAAATCAGCTTGCAGAGGAAAAGAACAAAAATTTCAAGCTGACGAATAAAGTTCAGGAGCTTGAAAGCCGTCCTATTGAGGTTGCCGTTGCAGAGCCGAGCGATAATGAGCGCAGACTGAACGAAACCATCAGAGCACTTGAGCGTGAGAACATCAAACGCAATGACGAACTCGAAGCAGAATATCGTGAGAACGAAAAAATCGTAAGGAAACAGCTTGAGGACGAAAAGCAAGAGGCTCTTCGCAGACAGAAAGATGAGTATGAAGAAAGGCTGAAAAATGTTCAGACTGCCGACGGTACATCAGATGACAAGGATGTCTTTAAGGCTTATTTTTCAATCGCATATGACAGCTTTATCCGTATGCTCGATTTCGCAAAGCAGTCACAAGACAAGGAATTTTTCAAGGGCAAGGTTGAACATTTAATAGAAGCACTTGCCACACAAAACATAAATCTTTAAGGGGGGAGCAGCAATGAAGCTTTATGAGCTTACGGAAAGCTTTGCTGAATTATTCAGCCAATTTGAAGACATAAACGAATATGAACCCGATACTGACGCAGACGGTCAGCCGATTGACGGCAACGGCGACATTATCGAAGATGTTGAGGCATACAAAGAAAAAATGCTTACAGCGTGGTTTGATACACTCGAGGGCATTGAGGGCGAATTTGACGAGAAAGCAGAAAGCATTGCGGTCTACATCAAACAGCTTAAAGCCGAGGCTAATATACTCAAGTTTGAGAAATCTGCAATCGCTAAGAGGCAGTCGCAGAAAGAGCGAGAGGTTGAAAAACTCGCTGCATATCTTCTTAACGCAATGAAAGCAATCGGCAGGAGCAAGGTAGATATGCCGCACGCAGTTGTATCAATCAGAAACAACGCACCGAGCCTTGTTATTGATGATGAAATTTCATTCGTTGAGTGGGCAGAGGAACACAATCTTGCCCACCTTTTGAAATACAGTATGCCCGAAGTGAAAAAGAATGATGTCAAAGCTCTCTGCAAAAAGGGTGAAGAAATCCCCTTCGTACATATGGAAGCCAAGCAGTCATTAAGTATTAAGTGAGGTGTTATTTATGGGATTACCTATATTGGTTTTAGGATATTCAGGCAGCGGAAAATCTGCCTCTTTAAGAAATTTCAAAGCAAATGAACTTGCTCTTGTAAATGTGAATGGAAAATCACTCCCGTTCAGAACAAAATTTACTTCTTCAATCAATTCCGACAACTACATTGATATTGAGGACTTTATCAAAAAGCAGAAATGTAAGTCGATTGCAATTGATGACGCACAGTATCTCATGGCTAACGAGTATATGAGAAGAGCCAAGGAAACAGGCTTTCAGAAGTTTACCGACATTGGCAAAAATTTTTGGGAACTTGTGAAACAGATTGAAACTCTACCAAGCGATACAATTGTTTATTTTTTAAGTCATATTGATACCGACGAAAACGGCAGACAAAAAGCTAAAACAATCGGTAAGCTGCTTGACGAAAAAATCTCGGTTGAGGGAATGTTTACCACAGTTTTGAAAACGGTTGTTGTTGACGGCAAGTATCTTTTTGCAACACAAACAGACGGCAACGACACCTGCAAAAGTCCGATAGGCTTGTTTGATTCAATGTACATATCAAATGACCTTAAAATTGTTGATGAAGCATTGAGAACATACTATTCAATGCAACCCGAACAGTATTGTGATGAGTGCAAAGCACCGATACTTTCTGACGGTAAACGCACCGTTAAGCAGATCATTGACGGCACAACCAAAAATTACGGCAGACAGCTCTGTATGCAATGTGTCGCAAAGCTGATAAAGCAGAAGAAACAGGAAAAGCAGAGAGAGGGTGCCGGAAATGCAGCTTCGACCGTATCAGAATGACCTTGTTGAACAGGTAAGACAAGCTTGGCGAGAGGGTTACAAAGCTCCTTGCATTGTCCTTGGGTGCGGTGGCGGAAAGTCCTGCATTGTCGCAGAAATTGCAAGACGAACAACTTGGAACGGTAAACGGGTACTGTTCCTTGTTCACAGGAGAGAGCTTGTTGACCAGATATTCAGAACCTTTGTCCGCTGGGGTGTGCTTATGGATTTATGTCAGATTGGTATGGTACAAACCTTTACACGCAGGCTTAAAAAACTTCCTAAGCCTGCGTTAATCATTACGGACGAAAATCATCACAGCCTTGCACAAAGCTACAAACGCATTTATGAATATTTTTCAGATGTGCCGAGGGTCGGAGTAACCGCCACACCTATCCGTCTAAACGGTGACGGCTTGGGTGATGTCAACGATAAGCTCATAGTAGGGGTGAGTACAAAATGGCTCATTGAGCATAACTGCCTTGCCCCATATGATTACTATGCTCCGAGTGTTGCCGACCTTACAGGACTGCACACCAAAATGGGCGAATATGTTGCCTCCGAGATAGAAAAAGCAATGATTAAAAATACAGTTTTCGGAGATGTAATCAAGTATTACAGACAGCTTGCAGACGGCAAAAAAGCGGTGTGCTATTGTTCAACTGTCAAACACAGTATGGCAACAGCACAGGCATTTTGCGAAGCGGGTATATCCGCAAGGCATATTGACGGAGCAACTCCAAAGGCGCAGAGAGAACAGATTATAAACGAGTTTCGCAGCGGAAAAATTACAATTCTTTGCAATGTGGATTTGATTTCAGAAGGCTTTGATGTTCCCGACTGCGAATGTACAATTCTGCTCCGACCTACTCACAGCCTTACGCTTTACATTCAGCAGTCAATGCGATGTATGCGATACAGACCGAACAAAAGGGCGGTAATCATTGACCATGTGGGCAACTATGCAAGACACGGAATGCCTGACGATGACAGAGTGTGGTCACTTGAAAAACGAGAGAAAAAGAGTGTTAAAAAACTTGAGGACGAGCAGGCAACAAAGGTCAAGCAATGCCCCAAATGTTTTTTTACATTCTCTGCACCACCACCGGGGCAGAAAGCCGTATGCCCTCGATGCGGATATGAATTTCCGACAGCAGAGCGAAAGGTTGATTTTGATACTGCCGCAGAGCTTATAAAGGTTGAGGGCTTTAAGCTCGATTTCAGTTCACCATCTGATTGCGGCAGCTACAACGATTTACTCGTTTACGCAAAAACACACGGCTATAAGCCCGGCTGGGCGTATTATCAAGCACGAAAGAGAGGATTGATAGCTTGACAGAAGAACACGCTATACAGAATGAAATCCGCCTTGCAATTGCACCGTACTGCGATATTTTTCGTATCAATGTCGGACAGGGTTACACAAAGGACGGACGATATTTCAGCACAGGTGTACCACCGGGGTTTTCTGATTTATTCGGTGTCAGAAAATCAGACGGCAAGGCGGTATTCATTGAGGTTAAAACAGCAAAAGGCAGAGCAACCGAAAAGCAGCATAACTTTTTACAGATGATGAAATTCAACGGTGCGGTAGCAGGAATATGCAGAAGTGCCAATGAAGCAATTAAATTAATTTTGGAGGAATAATCATGGGTTTTAAATCAAACTGGAACGAAGCAACACAGGGCAGCTCAATCAAGCCTGAAGGTGATTACGAGTGCCTTATAGCTAAGGTTGAGGAGAGAGTAACAAAGAATGGCAAAGAAAATCTGAACATCTCAATGGTAATCCGAAATGATGTTGAGCAGAACTATAAAAACGGATATATATTTGATACATTGTGGAAGAAGAAAGAGCCTACAAACGCAGACTTGCAGGTCAAGGGATACAGCTATGGTCAGATTATGGCACTCGGCAAGGCGGCAGGACTTCCCGATGGCAAGGAGTACGACAGCCTTGAGCAGTTCTGCGGTGAGCTTGTCAATAAGCCGATGCGTGTAACTATAAAGCACGAAGAATACAACGGAAAAACACAGGAGCGAGTAAGCTGGAGAAATCCTACAAAATATCCGACTGTAAAGCATATTTCAAAGCAGACGACAACCAATACAGCTACAGCCTATGCACAGCCACAGCAAAGCTATGCATCTGCACAGCCGACAAATCAAGGCTTTACGGATATGCCGCTTGATGATGATTTACCGTTTTAATTCAGAAAATTTTACGGAAATTGCACTAATTTATGCAACTTTTGAATTTTAAGTCGGTACATATGAAATTCATAAGAATCCATAAGGAGGTATAAAATATGGGATTTACAAATTTTAACGATAAATACAGTGCAATTCCGCAGGAATTAAAAGGCTATAAAAATTGGGTGTGTTGGCAGGCATACCCTGACCCGAAGTCGCACAGCGGCATTTCAAAGAAGCCGATAAATCCAAGAACGGGTGGCTTTGCAATGCCGAATAACTCGGACACTTGGTCGGATTTTGAAACCGCTGTCAGGCAGTCGGGCAAGTATTCGGGCATAGGCTTTATGTTCTCAAATTCGCCGTTCTTCGGTGTTGACCTTGACGATATGCCGAATGACATTCAGGATTACAAAAACGGCGGAACTGACAACATAATCAGCGAGTTTGTGAACACTTTACAGAGCTACACAGAATTTTCACAGAGCAAAACAGGCGTTCATATAATCTGCAAGGGAACTCTTCCCGAGGGCAGAAGAAAGGCAAAGAATGATTCGGGCGGTTTTGAAATGTATGAGAACGGCAGATTTTTCGTTGTGACAGGAAACTACTGCTCGGAATACGGATACATCAACGATTGTACCGAGAGTGTTAAGCCGTTGCACTCCAAATATCTCGGCAAGACGGCAGAACCTAAGCCGAACAGGCAGAATATTACGGTCAATTTAAATTCCGTTGATGACATCGTCAGAGCCGCCTGCAGTGCTAAGAACGGCAGCCTTTTCAAGGCTCTGTACAGCGGTGACTTTTCGGCTTATGCGTCGCAGAGCGAGGCGGATATGGCATTTTGCAATATGCTTGCCTTTTGGTGCGGTTGCGATGCCGAAAAAATGGACGCAATTTTCCGCCAATCTGGGTTAATGCGTGACAAGTGGGACAGAAAGCAGTCAGGCACTACATACGGAGTAATCACCCTGCAGAAAGCAATATCCGGCTGCAGTCAGACCTATAACCCTAAAAAACAAAACGATTATTCGATTTCAATAGGCAACGGCAAGGTTATTCAGACTGTCGACGAAGAAAAAATGCGTGCATATACATTTGACGATATGGGCAACGCAGAAAGGTTTGTTGACCTGTTTGGCGAAAATGTTCGCTACTGCTATACGGAAAAGAAATGGTATTTTTATAATTCAATGAGGTGGAGCGTTGACAATCTCGGTGTTATCTTAAGAATGGCAGATAAGTGCGTTGAGGCTATGAAAGCCGAGGCAAAGCTTTACTTGCAGGCTGATGAAGAGAGCGGCGGAGATATGGCGAAAGCATTTGAAAAGCATATAAAATCAAGCCGTTCAAATAAGTCAAAAAAAGCAATGCTCAACGAAATTGAACATCATCTTCCGATTTTGCCGATACAAATGGACAGATACAAAATGGCACTCAACACGCCAAGCGGAATTATTAATCTGAAAAACGGCGATGTAAAGGCACATAACCCCGAATATTACTTTACAAAGATTACTTCGGTCGATTGCGCCGAAGCTGCCGACTGCCCTCGTTGGCTTGCGTTCCTTAACGATATTTTTGCAGGCGACAAGGACTTAATCAGATACATTCAAAAGGCGGTAGGCTACAGTCTGACAGGCTCAACGGCGGAACAATGTGCATTTTTTCTTTACGGTACAGGTCGAAACGGCAAGAGTACTTTTATTGATGTAATAAGAGATGTTTTCGGCGATTATGCGGCGAATATTCAGCCCGAAACCATTATGGTGAAAAGCTCGCAGAGCAATGCGATAAACAGCGACATTGCACGATTAAAGGGCGCAAGACTTGTTACATCGGTAGAGCCAAATGAGGGTGTGCGGCTGAATGAGGGACTTTTAAAGCAACTTACCGGTGACGATACAGTAACAGCAAGAAAGCTGTACAGTGAGGAATTTGAGTTTAAACCCGAGTTCAAATTATGGATGGCGACAAACCATAAACCTATTATCAGAGGTACAGACACAGGCATTTGGCGAAGAATACATATGATACCGTTCGATGTGCAGATACCCGAGGACAAGGTAGATAAGAACCTTACGCATAAGCTAAAGGCGGAGATGACAGGGATTTTTAAATGGTGCATTGACGGCTGTCTGATGTGGCAGAGAGAGGGCCTGCAAATGCCCGCAGCTGTATTAAAGAGCGTGAGAGAGTACAGGCGTGAAATGGATGTTATTTCTGCTTTTATCGAGGATAAATGTACTCTTGAGGGCACTGTACAGGCGAGTACACTGTATGCCGCCTATGTATCGTGGGCAGACAGCAACAACGAATATTGTATGTCAAATACCAAGTTCAGCACCGAACTTGCCAAACGATTTGAAAAAGTAAGAGGCAAAAACTATAACTTTTTCAACGGCATTTCACTTTTTAAAGAATGTTGAGGTGGAGGGTGGTGGAGGGTTTGAGGGGTTTTATAACCTTTCGTATAAGAAAAAATGAATAATATTATATATATAAAGGGTTCTTTAAAAATGCCCCAAACCCTCCACTACCCTCCGAAAGAGGTATATTATGAAAAAATATGATTTCAGCAATCCACAGGTATTTGAACAGCTTGAGGATAAAGCTATTGACGGTCAGCTTGATTATACCGACTATCCGCCTGCCGAATACAAATACTTTTCAAAACTTGCAAAACTCGGTTACAACAACCGCCACAAGGGGTGGGATATGATTACTTGCCTGAAACTTCAACAGGAATTGCAGAGTGAGTACAGACAGTACCACGATGAGGGCGAGGAGTATTTAAGACTGTGTACGAGAATACAGGACAATATAAAGAAATCCGCCGATCTCGTTCGCAAGATGTACAAGCAGGCGGCAACCAAAGACGAAATGCTAAGCCTTGCATTGCAGACAATAGAGTTATTAACAAACGAGAACGGATTTGTTAAAAGAATAAGCGAAAAGGCAAGGGAGATGAAACAATGAAACAACAGGCAATCTGCGAATTATGTATGCAAGCATTTGAAAAAAGAAGTGCAAATCAAAAATACTGCACCGAGTGCGGTGTTGAAATGAGAAAACAACAGCACAGAGAAATTATCAAAAACAGCAAATTAAGAAAAACAGCCACACGCAATTACAATAAACCCGATACACTTGAAGAAAAATGCAAGAAAATCAATTTGTATAATAAGCGACACGGCACACACTTAAGCTATGGAGAATATACGGCACTCGAAAGGCTTGGAAGAATTTAAGGAGGATATTATGAGAGAAATATTATTCAGAGGTCAAACTCGCAGATATGGTGAAAAAGTCAGATTGAATGGTGAAAAAATAAAAAGTAATTGGGTTTACGGAGGTATTTTTCCACAGAACAAAGGGGGCGATTTTGCGATAATTTATCAGCAAGAACCTACAATAAAAAAATATCCCGTTTACGCAGATACCGTCGGGCAGTACACAGGCTTGACTGACAAGAACGGCACAAAGATTTTCGAGGGAGATATCATTGATTTTTCTGGTCGCTCGGACGGTGACGGCTATGGAGTTGTTCAGTACGATGTCGATGAAACTGAATTTGCAATTATGTGTGATTCATTCTATCAGGGATTAGGAAGATGTTGTTATTCAAAAGATATTGAAGTTATCGGCAATATCTATGATAATCCAGGACTGTTGGAGGAATGAAGAGTAATGACACTTGACGAACTGAAAACAGAAATATCTGAACGCATAGAAAGCGAGCAGGACAAGCTGAACAGGCTTAACGAAAGCAGAAAAGACAGGAACTACTACATAAGCGAGGGTATGCTGATTGCATTTCAAATTGTTTCAGATTATCTTGATGATTTGGAGGTGATAACTTGACGGCTAAAGAGATTAAAGAGATTAACCGAGAGATTTCGAGACTGAGGGCGAAGATAGTACGCATTTCTGCCGAGGCGGATAATACATCGCCTAAGCTGTCGGATTTGCCGAGTGCAGGTCAGACATCTGACAAGGTCGGCAATGCGGTGGTGCAGATTGCAGATATTAAGAGGGAGATACAAAACCTTGAAATCCGCAGAAACGCAGCGCTCAACAGCCTCTCCCGTGACGATTTTGTGGAGAACTGCTTATTTATGCATCTTAGCCTGCGATACAGCTGGGCGAAGATTTTAACCAAGGTAGGTGGCAATAACACAATCGACAGCCTAAAGAAAATGTGTTATCGACATCATTGGTGAATTTGTCCCGATGTCCCGAATAGGGGTGATATAATATAAAATGAAGAAATCGATAATAAGAGGCATTTTGTAGTTCTCCTTTTTCAAAAATAACGGCAGACCGCTCTCGCTTGAGGGCGGTTTTGCTTTTGCTTATTTTTACATAAAGAGAGGTAGAGAGGTGGTGACGGTGGCAAAAGGAAAGTATGAAAAATGGCTTAAAGAAGAAAATTTATTACTGCTTGAGGGTTGGGCAAGGGACGGCTTGACCGATGAGCAGATTGCTAAGAATATGGGTGTTTCATACTCAACGCTAAAAGATTGGAAAAATAAGTATTCGGCTATTTTGGCTGCCCTAAAAAAGGGCAAAGAGGTTGTGGACTATCAGGTTGAAAATGCTTTGTTGTCCTCTGCTCTTGAGGGCAACACTACTGCACAAATATTTTGGCTGAAAAACCGCCGCCCCGACAAGTGGCGGGATAAGCAAAAAGAGGAAACCGACAAGACCACACTTGACAAGCTCGACAGCATTTTGAAAGAAATCAAAGATGACGCAGAAAGGAGCACAAACAATGCCGTACACGATTAAGCAAAAAGAATATATCGCAAACGCTACACATCGTTGGAACATAAAAAGCGGTGCGGTGCGTTCGGGCAAAAGTTTTGTTGATGTCACCTGTATTGTGCCTATGCGTATTCGAGAGCGAATAGGTAAAGACGGTTTGTGCTTTATCATCGGAGTGTCAAAGGAAACTATCGAGCGAAATGTTTTACAGCCTATGCGTGAGCGTTATTCTTCCGACATTGTAGGTACTATTAACAGCCGAAACATTGCAAAGGTGTGCGGTGAAGATGTGTATTGTTTGGGTGCGGAAAAGGTCAGTCAGGTTGCTAAAATTCAGGGTGCGTCGGCAAAATATATTTACGGTGATGAGGTTGCAAAGTGGAACGAAGATGTTTTCAATATGCTTAAATCCCGACTTGACAAGCCTTATTCGTGCTTTGACGGCAGTTTAAACCCTGAACACCCAACGCATTGGCTCAAGAAATTCATTGACAGTGACGCAGATATTTATTTGCAGGAATACACGATTTACGATAATAAATTCTTATCCGAAGAGTTTGTGAAGAACCTTTGCAATGAATATGAGGGCACTATTTTCTATGACCGTCTTATTCTCGGCAAGTGGGTGCGTGCCGAGGGTGCTATTTACCGCCGATTTGCCGATAATCCCAAAAATTTTTACTGTCAAATTACCGACAAAATCAACACGGATTTACCGTACAGGCAGTTTTTGAAATCGGAACTTGAAGAAGTAACAATCGGCATTGACTTTGGCGGAAATAAATCGGGCCACGCATTTGTGGCGACGGCAAAGACAAGAGGCTACAATAATTTAATAGCACTGAAAAGTGAACGACACTTCGGTGAATACGACGGAAACGACATTGACAGGCTGGCAATTAATTTTGCACAGTCTGTTTTTGATTTGTGCGGTGTTGTTGACTTCGTGTATTGGGATAATGCCGAAACTGTACTCGGTCGAGGAATTAAAAGAGCGTTTGAGGAGCATTTTCCAAATACGATAGTCAGACCGGCACGCAAATGTCCTGTACAAGACCGTATTCAATGCACCTTGCGGCTTATGGGTGCAGGCAGGTTCTTTTACACTGACGGCTGCGACACGCTGAAAACGGCTCTTTGTGAGGCTGTATGGAATGATAAAAAACTTGTTGACGAAAGACTTGACGACGGTTCAACCGACATCGATAGCCTCGACAGTTTTGAATACACATTTGAACGGGATATAAAAAGATTTATAAGGGCGGTGTGAAATGCAATTCATAAATTTTTTGAAAGGAGTGTGGCAGAGAATGTTCCCTCTAAAGGATATTAAACAGGCTTTGGGCGTTAAACTTGCGATTACGGATGATATGATGCAAAGCATTGAAATGTGGCAGAAATGCTTTGCGGGGCAGGCTTTTTGGCTTTCCGACAGCGTTATAAGTTTAAGGCTTGAGCAGGCGATTACAAGAGAGTTTGCAAACATCACGCTTAACGAAATGACCGCAAGCGTAAGCAATGACAAATTGCAGAAAATCTTTGAAACCGCAACGGAAGACCTTAACTCCGAATTGCAGTCGGGACTTGCAACAGGCGCAATGGTGATTAAACCGTTAGGCGGCGACAAGGTGCAGTATATTTCCGCAAATGCCTTTGTACCGATTGAATTTGACGCAAGGCATAGGCTTGTAAAAGTTATCTTTCCTGAATTTAAGAAAATCGGCGACAACTATTACACAAGGCTTGAGTATCACAGCCTTGATACCGAAAAGGGATTGACAATTACCAACACTGCTTATGTGTCTGCAAGTGAGGGGCAACTCGGAAGAGAAATTCCGCTTGCGGCAGTTGACGAGTGGGCAAGCCTGCCGAATGCTGTTACATACCCTGCAATGCTCCGCCCTGCTTTCGGTTATTTTCGCACACCGATTAAAAACACGATTGACGGCTCATCTTGCGGTGTTTCTGTCTACGCAAATGACATAAATCTTATTCGTAAAATAGACACACAATTTGGCAGACTTGATTGGGAGTTTGAGAGCGGCGAAAGGGCAATACATGTTGATGCCGCAGCTTTCAAGAAAGAGGGTACTGAAAAACTCAACAAAAGGCTTTACAAAGCTGTAGATGTTGACCTCGGAGATAATGAATTGTTCAAAGATTTTTCTCCTGCAATTCGTCAATCTGATATTACCGACGGGCTAAATACATATCTTCGCAGACTTGAATTTTCAGTCGGTCTTGCATACGGTGACCTTTCAAACCCTGAAACAGTTGCAAAGACTGCTACGGAGATTAAGTCGGCAAAGGGCAGAAAGTACAACACAGTATCTGCAATTCAGAAACAGCTTAAATATTGTCTTGACGATTTGGTGTATGCTCTCGCCTTTTACAATTCGCTGACAACAAGCGGTTACACATTCGTTTGTGACTTTAAGGACAGTATTCTCACCGATGAACAGACCGAACGCACACAGGATATTCAGGACTTGAGTCTTGGAATTATGCGACCTGATGAGTATCGTATGAAATGGTACGGAGAGGACGAAAAGACAGCAAAAAAGAACCTGCCGCAGTCTTCGGAGGTTGTTGACTGATGTTTACTCCCGAAGTTACAGAGGCAATCCCGATTGCGCTCGAGCAAATTTTTGGCAGCCTGCAAATGAGCATAATGACGGAAATAGTAAGAATGTTACTTGAAGCTGCGGAGATTATACCGTCAACAGGCTATAAAATGAGCAGATTATACGATTTAGGTACAAGCAAAAAGCGAATCAAAGACATTGTCGCAAGGACACTTAACCTTAGCGATAAAGAAGTTGAAAACATCTTTACAAATATAACGGAAAGCGGATATAACGAGGCGGAGAGCGCTTTTATTGAACAAGGCAAGGAGTTTATACCATATTCAGAAAACGAGCCACTACAGCAATTTGTGAGGGCCGTACAAGAGCAGACACAAAACGAATGTAAAAACATTACACAGTCAATGGGCTTTGCAAAGCGACAGCCTGACGGTAGTTTGGGCTTTACTCCCGTTTCAGACTATTATCAAGAAACACTTGATAAAGCCGTCACGGAAATTGCAAGCGGTGCGAGTGATTATAATACCGTACTCGAAAAAACCGTAACCGAAATGACAAACAGCGGATTGCGTACGGTTGACTATGCAAGCGGTCACAGCAATAGAGTTACCGCTGCGGCAAGGCGTGCGGTGTCAACAGGACTGAATCAGGTTGTGGGCAAAATCAATGAGGAAAACGCCGAAAAACTCGGCACAAATTACTTTGAGGTATCGTGGCACAGCGGAGCAAGGCCGAGCCATCAGGTATGGCAAGGCAGAGTTTACAGCAAAGAAGAACTTGAGAGTGTGTGCGGACTTGGCACGGTAACAGGACTTTGCGGCGCAAACTGCTATCACTCATATTCGCCTTTCACTCCCGGCATAACTCCACGCACATACACAGATGAACAGCTCGACAAGATGAACGCAGAGGAAAACAAGCCTGTAGAATACAACGGCAAGACATACACAAAGTACGAGGCAACCCAAAGACAGCGCAGACTTGAAACCACAATGCGGGCACAAAGGCAGAAAATAAAATTGCTTGAAGAAGGCGGGGCTGACGAGCAAGCAATAATTAACGCTCGTGCAAGATATGTAAAAACTTCCGATGAATATGTGAACTTCTCAAAAAGCGTCGGACTTTCTCAACAATGGGACAGGGTAACGGTTGGCGGCAGCAGCGTTGAGGGTATTACAAAGCCTAAAAAAGCCAGTTCACCGATAGGCGGAATAAAAACTACTTCTTTGCCGATTAAAAACACAGAAAATCATACCTTTAAAGGTAAATTCGGTGTTGAAAAATCGGGCGGTAGTGGTATAATAAAAGAGGAAAATAAAAAGCCTATTACGCCAATAACAGATAAAGCTATCGAGCGAGTGCCGAAAGTTGATATTGCCGGATATTCTGAAGAACAAAGGGTTGAAATTCAAAAACAACATAAGGAACTTTTGAAATTTTCAAAAGAACAAAATGACAATAAAGAAGTTGCATTTGTTTTTCGCGACGGATTGGTTGACTATAAACCATTTACAGGTTCTGATGAAAAAATTGACTTTGGCACATACTTGGAGACAAAAGGAAAAAATTTAACTATTTTACATAATCATCCGAGAAACAGTAGTTATTCTATGAACGATTTGGATGTATTTGCAAATAAAAATGTTAGAACAATTACTATTGTAAAAAACAACGGCACAGTTGAATATTTAACTAAAACCGATGATTTTGACAACAATAGATTTGCTCTTGAGTGTAATAGATTGTATAAGAAGATAGTGGTTAAGGAAACCGATGAGGAAAAAGATAGATTTGTTAAAACTTTGCTAAATAAATCAAAAGCTGGGGTGATTTGGAGTGGAAGAAAATAAATCAAGAAACGCAATTATCGACGGACCTATTGAATTGCAAATAAAATGTATGGAAGAATTTCTTTCTACATTAACAGACGAAGAAAAAGAACGCTCAATGTCGAGTGAATTTGACTACTTGGAAGAAGACTAACCGCTCCTTGTGGGCGGTTTTGTTATGCGTGAATTTAATACAGAGATTAGCACTTAATCAATCAGATTGAGTGCTTTTTTAATACCCAAAATCAGAAAGGCGGTGACAAAATGAAAGTAAAAGTAGTTGTGTCGTTTAACGATAAAATGAACGGTCTTATCAACAGACCTGTCAATGAAGTCTTTGAATGTACCAAAGACCGAGCGAAAAGCCTTATTGACAGAGGTTTTGTTATTGAGGTTGAAGACAACAAAAATAAAGCAGACTAAGCGCCCTTGCATTTGATTGCATAGGTGCTTTTATTTTACCCCGCCGTTGGTTTATACGGCTGAATTTCTACCGCAGGCAAAGCGGAATATAAGCTATGCAGAAAGGATTTATATTATGAAGAACATACACACACTTCTCTCTGAAATCAGCATTACCGTACCCGAAGAGAAAAAAGCGGATTTTGACAAGGCGGTGCTTGCAAATTACAAGACTGTTGCAGAGGTTGAAAAAATCACAACCGCAAGAGATAATTACAAATCACAGCTTGAAACAGCTCAGACAGCACTTAAAGAGTTTGAGGGCGTAGATGTCGAAAATCTTAAAGGCGAGATCGCAAAACTCAACACAAGCCTTAAAGACAAAGAAACCGAGTATCAGACAAAAATTGCCGATATGGAGTTTAACTCTGTACTTGACGGCGCTATTTCAAAGAGCGGTGCGAGAAACGCAACGGCGGTCAAGGCTTTGCTTGACCTTGACAGTCTTAAAACATCAAAAAATCAGGCAGACGATATTACTAAGGCTCTTGAAAGCGTTAAGAGCGAAAACAGCTATATGTTCGGTTCTGATGAGCCGTTCCAAAATCCTGTAAAGAATACAGGAAACGCAGGTATTAAGTCAAACCCTCTTGCAAGTATGAGAGCGGCAATGGGACTTAGTACAGACGAAAAATAATTAATGAGGTGAAAATTTATGGCAAATTCTATTGCACTTTTTAAAACTTACACAGCCTTGCTCGATGAGGTTTATAAGCAGTCGGCACTTACAAGCGAGCTTGACGGTGCGTCCGACCTTGCGACAGCGGGCGCAAACTCCAATGAACTTATTATTCCAATGATTTCAATGGACGGACTTGCAAATTATTCCCGTAACAGCGGATATGTTGGCGGCGATGTTACCCTTACTAACGAAACGGTTAAATGTAACTTCGACCGTGGCAGAATGTTTACTGTTGATACAATGGACAATGTAGAAACCGCAGGCGTTGCGTTCGGCAGACTTTCGGGCGAGTTTATCCGCACAAAGGTTGTGCCGGAGCTTGACGCATTCCGCTTTGCCGCATACGCAAGTCACGCAGGTATTACCTCTGCCACACCTGCAAACCTTACCACAGGTGCGGCGGTAATTGAAGCACTCCGCAAAGGTACTACTCAGATGGACGAGGACGAAGTTCCGTACGAGCAGCGTTACCTTTACATTACACCAACTCTTTACGGACTTGTGCAGGATTTGGACACAACAAAGTCAAGAGAGGTTCTCAGCAGATTTGCTAAGATTATCACAGTGCCGCAGACACGCTTTTATACAGCGATTGAACAGCTTGACGGCACATCAAGCGGCAAGACCAAGGGCGGCTATCAGAAAGCCACTGCCGCCTCAAACATCAACTTTATGATTATTCATAAGCCTGCCCTTATCCAGTTTACTAAGCACCTTGACACTAAGGTAATTGAACCGTCGGTAAATCAGGACTCGGACGGTTACAAGTTCGGTTACAGAATGGTAGGCATTGCAGATGTGTACGAAAACAAGACCGCTGGTATTTACTGTCACACAGCGGTTAAGTCTTAAAGGAGTGTGAAGTATGACCGTTTACGCTGACGAAAACTATTATAAATCCGTATATCTATGTGGCAGAAAAGCGGTCATTACCTCCGCTTTTGCCTACTATGCAAGAGAGGCAACGCTTATTATTAATGCTTACACAGGCTCAAATATTGACGATACAAAGGATATAATCGAGCCTGTGAAACTTTGTTGCTGTGAGGTCGCAGAGCTGATGTATAAAGCCGATAATATGAGCGGCAGTGAGGGCATAACATCAGAAAAAGTCGGAGATGTGTCACGCTCGTATGAAAGCTGTGAGGTTCGCAAAAAGCAACTTACACGATGTGTTAAATCCGCAGTATATAAGTATCTTGCAGACACAGACCTTTTGTACAGAGGTGTTTGATTATGTTTACGGATACTATGATGACCCTTTACAGATTTAACGGCAAAGGGTTTGACAGGCTTATTATTCCGCATTGCCATTGGCAGGAGTGCAAAGCCGCTAACGTACTTAAAAGCGGAATGCAGAACGCTGACGGAATAGCTATATACATTCCGTTAAATGCGCTTGTTCTTGCTCCGAATGATTTTTTATTTCCGAGCAACGGTCTGTTTCCAAACGCTGATATATCCCCTCTGTCCCCCTCTCAAGACATTATTGTAAAAGGTGAGTGTAATTTCATCTTTGATAATTCAAGCGACAGGAGCGTATCAGAGAGCCTAAAAACCTTGCGTGACAAATACGAAATTCACACAGTAATGAGTATTGACCGTTTGCTTTACGGCCCTGCGGATTTACAGCACATCAAAGTATCTGCGAGGTGATTAAATGCTTTTTAATGTAAATCAGCCGACAGATGTTAGCGGCACTCTTTCTCTCAAGTGGAATAAAGAATTTGCTAATGATTTAAACAAGCATATAGCAAGAGCACAACGAGAGGTTGACAAGGATTGCATTAAGCTGATGAAGCCGTACACACCTTTTAAAATGGGTGTACTCGAAAACTCCGCAACTATACATACCGTTATCGGCAGTGGAGAAATTAAACAGATTACACCTTATGCAAGGTATCTTTACTATGGCAAGGTGTATGGTCCTAACTATCCGATCGTGCGAGAAAAAGACGGTACGGAGCATATCGTATTCGGACGCTATAGCGGTGACGGCATTATAATCGGTTGGCGAAGTCCTAAAGGCAAGAAAAAACACCCGACAGGCAGAGATATTCACTACAGCAAGGACAAGCACCCGCTTGCGGGCAAAATGTGGTTTGAGCGAATGAAAGCCGACCGCAAAGGAGATATTCTGCAAGCGGCGGCAAGAAGACTTGGGAGTAATGCAAAATGAATATAATCGAACTTGTAAGGTCCGTTGTGCAGGAGTTTCCGAAAATCGGCGAGCTTGTGCACATTGATTATTCAACAAACAAAGTACAGGATTTTGGACTTTCTCCGACAGGTGACACGCTTGTCAGCGAAGACATTTTAGGGAATCAAATACGCAATCACACCTTTATCCTGTACGCTACCTGTCAGTCACTCAACGATTATGACCGCCTTGTAAACAGCGGAATGCTGCTTGAACTGCAAATGTGGCTTGAACGGCACGCAGAGGGTGACATAGAAGTTGAAGTCGGCGACAACGTTTTATGCGGTGAGCTTAAAAAACTCACTTGCTCAAACGGAATGCTTTACAGCATACCTGACGAAAACAACAACGGCGGTGTGCAGTACCAATTGCAAATCACCGCCCAATACGCTATTGAAAATTGATTAAAAATTGAAAGTGAGGAATTATTATGGCAGCATCAACACCCGATATCGGTAAACTCAAAAGAAGTTACCTTTTACATTTTATTGACGCAAGCTTTGGCACAGGCGAAAGTCCAAAGTGGTATCTTATCGGCAAGGACATTGACGATATGTCGGTCGAGCTTAGTCCGGACACAAGCACAGTAAAGAACATTCTTGATGAAACCTCTGTAAATGACAACGGCTACGAGCCTACCCTTGACGCAGGTACATATTACGCAAACACAGGCGACAGTATTTATACAAAAATTAAGGACATTGCAATGAACCGCCTTACCGGTGACGACTGCAAAACGAAAATTCTTGAAGTGCTCATTGACAAGAAAACAGGCCCTTATGATGCTTGGATTGAGGACTGCATTGTTAAGCCGCAGTCATACGGCGGTGCACAGGGCGGTGTAAACATTCCGTTTAATGTTACATTTGACGGCAACAGAAAGCAGGGTACAGCGACAATCTCAGATAAGGTACCTACATTTACCGAAACTGTATAAGGAGTGAATTTTATGCAGAGTTTGAATTTTAAAACACCATTAAAAACATATGCAATCAACAATGATGAAAACACAGTAATCAAGATTAACACCACAGACTACTCACTCGTTGAGCGACTCAACAAGCTGACAGAACGCACAGAAGAGCTTGTGCAGAAGTACAAGAATATGAAACCCGAGGATGTAACCTTTGAAATTTTTCTTGATGTTGACAATGAAATCCGCCGAGAAATAGACTATGTTCTCGGTGCAGGTGTAAGTCAGGGTGCGTTTGGCGATGTAAATTGCCTTTCAATCTGTGATGATGGCAGTATGATTTTTGAGAACTTTCTCAACTGCGTTGTGCCGGTCATCGTAAGTGACATTGAAAACGCACACGCTCAGCAGAGCAAGCATATTGAGAAGTACCTCAATCAAGCAAAGAGGCTTGCAAAGTGATTGGATTACTTCCTACAAGCCTTGAAATAGACGGAGAGCAGTACGAGATTAATTCCGATTTTCGTATTGCTCTCTTGATTTTCGAGGCTTATGCCGACAAAGAGCTAACCTACTGCGAAAAAGCGGCAGTATGCTTGAATTGCTTATACAAGGAAGTTCCAAAGAATGTTGAGGAGGCACTCAAAAAGGCATTGTGGTTTCTTGACGGCGGAGATGTGCCGAAATCGAAAAAAGCTCCAGTCAAAATTATTGATTGGAGCTATGACGAAAGCATTATTTTCCCAGCACTTAACAAGGTTGCAGGCTTTGAAACAAGGATTGCAAGCTATGTGCATTGGTGGACTTTTCTCGGCTATTTCAGCGAGGTAGGCGACGGCTTGCTCTCGCAGGTAATGAACATAAGAGGCAAGCGTGCTAAGGGCAAAAAGCTTGAAAAATGGGAGCGTGATTTTTACAATGAGCACAAAGAGCTTGTTGACATCAAGGAAAAGCTCTCTCCCGAACAGCAAGCAGAACTTGACGCCGAAGAGGATTTTATAAACAATCTTGTATAGGTGTTACACAAAATTATTGTTGACAATACACAAACTTTGTTATATTATGTAACAGAGGAGTGATTTTATGAACAGCAAATTTTACAAGGGTTTAACTCTCTGTATTGCGGGTTTTGGCATAATTATAGGTCTATTAATGGCATATGAGTATAAAACTAAAGATTAACTAAAGGTTAATTGGTATAGATGATACATAAAGGAGAGAAAAAAATTGAAAAGAAAATTTATCTGTATTGTATTGTCAGCTTTATTTATATGTACTTTGTTTGGGTGTTCTTCTACTTCTGAAATTTCGCAGGAGGAAACAACACCGATTAATCAAAGAGATATTGACGGATATAAATATGGTGATTTTGACATATATAATTCATATGCAGAAGATAATGGGTTATCCGGTACTAAAATTTATGTAAAAGGTACAGTAGATGATGTTTATAACCGCTCAGGATTTATGTGTTTTAACGTTACTTCCGAGGATAACGGCAGTTGGTTGGCTTCATTCTCTCCGGGAGGAGATACAGACAAGCCAAAAAATTTAACGAAGGGGACAAGTGTACTTTTCTTCGGCGAATATGCTGGTTTTAGCGATGTTACTAATACCCCGGCAATATTGTTGGATTACATAACTGTTTATGGTGAAAAATACACATCATATGATTTTCGTAAAGATAAAGCTAATACTTCAACATCCGAAAGTAAAGTGATTACAGAAACAACAACCGATACTCAAAACGATAAGACTATTATTGATGAGAACGGAGTTAAAGTTATATACAAGGGTAAAGAAGAAACTGAATATGGTACAGATATAAAATTATATATTGAAAATAATTCTGATTATGACTACGAAATTCAGTTCCGCAATGTATCAATTAATGATTATATGTTTGAACCGATTTTTTCATCTTTGGTAAACAGTAAAAAGAAATTAAATGACAGTTTTACCGTAACAACAGAATTTATTAAAGAAAATCAAATAAGCAGTATAGAAAAAATTGACTTATCGATAAAAGCATTTAACTGGGGTGATAGGTCACACGATTTTGTATCTAAAACTGTAACTTTTGAGCCATAACAAATAAATAAAATTGTCAAACAGCGTACATCTTCGGGTGTGCGCTGTTTTTATGCCAAGGGTGTAGCATTTTGCAACGCCCTTATTTTTATGCAGAAAGGAGTGTGATTACATGGCGGTTGACGGTAGTTTGATTTTTAATACCAAAATCGACACAAGCGGTCTTAACAGCGATATTGCAAGAATCAATAAAGCTATTGAGGCGGCTCAAAAGAAAGCACAGTCGGGGGCAAGGCAGACAGCACAAACTGCTAAAGGGCAGGCTGATAAATCATCTCAGGCGGCAGAAAACTCTGCAAAGCGTGAAATTACTGCTACGCAAGAAAAAGCCGAACAGGCTCAAAACTCGGCAAAGCAAACCGCGCAGGCAGCGCAAAAGGTATCAGAATCAGTCGAGCAATCTGCCGAAAATGTTGTTGATAAGGTTGAGAGTACAGCTAAGCGAAATACCGAGGAAGTCAGCAAAAGCACAAATGATACTTGCGAAAGCGTTAAGAAATCAGTTTCTATGAGTGCAAAAAAGGCTAAGCAATCATTACAAACAGTCAGAACGGCTGTTGACAGACTACAAAGCAAGGCAAAAATGATCGGCAGAACGCTGCTTACCGCTTTCGGTACGGCGGCGGTTGTGAGCTTTAGCAAAGAAAGCATAGAGCTTGGCTCCGACCTTGCAGAGGTACAGAATGTAGTTGATGTCACTTTCAGCCATATGTCGGCAAAGGTGGACGATTGGGCAAAGTCAGCGCAAAATGCTTACGGCTTATCCGAAACTATGGCTAAAAAATATGTCGGTACATTCGGCTCTATGGCAGAGGCTTTCGGCTTTACGGAACAGCAAGCATTTAATATGTCAACAGCATTAACGGCTCTCACAGGCGATGTGGCGTCGTTTTACAACATAACGCAAGACGAGGCATACACAAAGCTAAAATCTGTTTTCAGCGGAGAAACAGAAACACTAAAAGACCTCGGCATTGTAATGACGCAGAACGCACTTGACAATTACGCAATGGCTAACGGCTGGGGCAAGACCACATCTGCTATGACTGAGGCGGAAAAGGTAACGCTTAGGTATAACTTTGTGCTTGACCAACTCAATAATGCAACAGGTGACTTTACCCGAACGCAAAACAGTTGGGCAAATCAAACGAGAATTTTACAGCTGCAGTTTGACAGTATCAAGGCTACAATCGGTCAAGGCTTGATAAATGCTTTTACTCCGCTGCTTAATTGCATTAATCAGTTTATTTCAAGACTTAGCGTTGCGGCACAGAAGTTTAAAGACTTTACAGCTCAGGTGTTCGGCTATTCTACTGCAACAAGCAATGCGACAAGCTCAGCTGTAAGCGATATGTCAGACCTTGCAAGTCAAGCGGACAGCTCTGCTTCTGAGATTGAAAAAACATCGGAGGCAGCCGAGGACTTACAGAAAAACCTTGCAGGTTTTGATGAACTCAATGTGATGAGCGACACCTCGGACAACAGCTCAGGCACAAGTACGCAAGCACCAAGCTCTGAAATCAAATCAATGCAAAATGCACTCGAGCAATCTATGCTTGACAGCGACAGGCGTACAAGCAAGACTATTGACAATATTGTAAATTCACTTGACAAGGTAAAAAACGCCTGCGTAACAATTAAAAATTCGTGGGAGAAAGTGTGGAATAACGGCACAGGCGAAAAGGTGCTTGAAAATATCAACTCATTAATTAACACTTTTGTAAGCACAGTTGGCGACATTGCAGAGGCTTTTACAAATGCTTGGGACAAAGCAGGCTTAGGCGACAGCGTGGTGCAATCGTTTATCGACAAGTGGAACAGCCTTGTTGAGCTTTTGGATACGGTAGGCGATACATTCAGGCAGGTGTGGAATGACGGTAAGGGCGAGAAAATTTGGAGCAATATACTTGAGATTATTCGCAACTGCAATAACTTTACTGAAACTCTCAGAACCAAAATCAAAGACGCTTGGGAGAAAAACGATACAGGCAGAAAAATTTGGGAGAGCATATTAGGCATTGTCGAAGATATAACAGGGTTGCTTGATGAAATGTCAGCTGACCGCCTCGAATGGCTTGAGGACCTTGACATTAACCCCGTTGCACAGGCGGTTGAACGCTTGACCGAGGGATTCAGAAATCTGCTCAAGGCTTGCGGAGATAAGCTAAAGCAAGCATATAAGAATGTTTTATTGCCGCTTGCAAAATGGACGATTGAGAAAGCTGTACCGGATTTGTTAAATTTGTTTTCTAAGGCTCTTGAGGCAATTTCAGATATAGTTAATAAGATAAGTCCGGATATGTTAAAAGCAGTAGCAACGGGTATTGGCGCTGTTGCCACAGCAGTTATCGCATTCAAGACAGGTAAGACTATTGCGAGTGGTATAAGTGAAGTCACATCAGCAGTTAAAAACATCAGTTCGGTTATTTCGGCTAACCCTCTGCTTATTATAGCAAGCGCAATAACGGGTATTGTTTCAGCGGTTCAAATTTACAATGAACTAAAATGGAGCAATTCTGAGGCTAAAAAGTTTTGTGATGAAATAGACGATGTGAAAAACAGACTTGAAAATACAACGCAGAAAATTACCGACACAATCAAAAATACATTAGATAAGGTTGACCAGCTCTATGCTGATAATACATTGATTGATGAATATCAGGATAAACTTGAAACCTTAATCAGCAAAGCTGAACTTACTCCCGAAGAACAGTCAGAATTGCAAACTATCGTTACATATTTTAAAGATAATGTTAGCGGCTTTAGCGATACATGGGATAATTATGTCACAATAAGCGATGGGGGTAAGGTCGAGCTGAAAGGTGATTTATCTGAGATACAAGATGAAATCAATAATACGATTGATCAATATCAATTATTAGCTAACAGTTCGGCTTTATCAGAATTACAAACCGAAAATTCTAAATCTATAATTTCAGCAAGAAAAAATCAAAGCGAATTACTTTCAGAACTTAATTCTAAGCAGACTCAAATTGAAAACAAATTAAAGCAGAGTGGAAAAACTTACAGTTGGCTTATTAACCAGTACGAGAGATATAAAAATAATTCTTTAAAAGCAGATGATAGAATTGACGCAAAAAATAATATTGAAACCGTGTTAGGCAACGGTGGATACGAAGAAATAAATTCTTTAATGAAACTAAAAAATTCATACAATGAATGCACTGCTGAACTTAACAAGCTGATAATGACACAAGATGATATGTCTGATGTTCAAAAAGTCCTTAAGGGAGATTATTCCGATGCCGCTGCCGTTTTGATGACATACAAAGCCGGAATGATTAGCCTTGAAGATGTGCAAAACTCGCAATGGAAAACATTAAATAAACTGGAAGAGGCTGCCGAAGATTCAGGAAAAAACACCGTTATGGGTCTTGTTGAGGGTACACAGAAATATAAGGAGGCACTTGTCAAAAACAGTAATGGTCTTGCAAATACTGTATTAAGTGAATACGACAGTGCAATGGATATACATTCACCTTCA